TGTATTGGATTTTTTAATTGGTATTCTTGTATATCTTCCCATTATAAATTAAGTTGCTCTAAAAGGTTAAGAGCTTAAGTTTGTTCCGAGGTTGCAGATTCAGGAACATTCGGTAAATTACTAGGTAATTTCCTAGCACCTGGAATCTCATTAGCATATAACCCAGCATCCTCTTTATTAGCTAAAGATATAAACCTTTGTTTAATATTCCCAGCTGAAAATAATTCGTTTGGTTGGATTGTTTCTGGAATAAAACGGTGAATTGGTTTAAAGTTAACTTGAACTTCAATTCTATGAGCTAATTCCTTAACTGTAGGATCAGAATCACCTTCATCATTAATACCTATTTCCCAAGTTGAGTTTTCAGGCATTGTATAATTTAAAGCAGTAATTACACCTGGGGTTTCATAGAAGTAACCTCCAATTGTTAATTGGTGAATATTACCTCTCATATACCCAGCATCACTATAATTAGGAGCTAACGTAGATTGAAGATAATTCAACTTTTGATACATTATAGAAAGTTCTTCTTTAGATTGAGCCATTACTACAAACCCAAAACTTACATCTCTACTAAATCCTCCATACTGGAAGAAATCTTCACCTCTACCTTGGTATTTAAAAGAATTCCAGGTAGCTCCCATATTATCACTGATAGCGCCATTAAAAAATGCTCTAAAGTGGACAAATGTTTTATTACCTGGTTCGTTAGGGTCTATAACAGCAAATCTAAATTTTACTAAATCATTAGTAGCTCCAGTATCATTAACTTCTGAGTTATAATACATATAAAGACCATTGATAGCATCTACTATACCTGAGCCCTTAGTGTAACTACTTCTATCTCTAACCTTACTACCAGGATCAAAATAATTTAATCTTTGATCTATATTTTTAGTTTGGTAATCCGGGGATTTAGCTAACATACCACTTTTTTCAGCGTATGCTCTATTAACTGTAACTTCTTTTCTAAAGTCAGTTAATTGACCCCCTTGACTTATAGGTTCTTTTTCAATTAGTTGTTCCTGAGTAAAAGTAGCAGCACCTTGAGTAAATGCTGTAGGAAGGTTCATTTCTGGGAATGTGTTGCCTTCTGTGTAGACGTTATTTTGATATAACTTTCCTCCGTCAGTGCTAATTAAGTTATTAATATCAAAATTAGTTAATCTACTATATACACCAGAAACTGATTTGTTATCATCGTAAGGGACAGCAAATGATTTTAAATAGGAGCCTGCTTCAAAATTAGGTTTATATGTTCCATAAAATTGAGTAGGGGAGGTTATACTTAAGGGGTTGGATTCACCTGTCCTTTGATCAGCAAATTTAATATTAGTCTTACCTACACCTAATACAGAACCAGGACCTCCTCTATAGCTTATAAAGCTTGGAGAACTTTCTCCATTTGTAATATTGTTTTTTATTAAAGAAACCCCAACACCATCAGCATAACTATTTTTTATTTTTTTATGAGCTAATTGAACTAATCGGTTATTATTTGTAGCTTTAATACTAAAAGCATTTCCTAATAATTTAGGATTTACAATATCGGAATATGTTATTAAAGATAAAGGAGTTAAACCTGTGGGATCTATTCCTTGTTTGTTTAAGTGATCTCCAAAGGCAACAGTTCCTACTTGTGCTAAAGTTGAAAGTGGATTATAAACTCCTTGGTTTAATATCCCTCCAGCTTGTGTTCGAACATTGGTTTCAGATAATACGTTTTGCTTAGCTGTGAAAAGTAAACCTAAAATTCCAGGGGGAGTGCCATCTAAGCCCCATTTACCTAAACGTGATACATCCTGTAAAGATTTTTGAGGAGTTAATGAACCACCTCTTAATAGATAATCAGTCCCTCCATTAATTCCTAATTCCTCGGTTGCGAGATCAAAAGAATTTTTGGTATCAACCTGAATATAGGGTTGGTTACTACTACCACCTCCAGGTCTATCATGCCCATATCTTAGGGACTTAAGGTTGGTTTTTAAGTTTATTAGTAAAGGCATCTATTATCCTGGTAGATTCTCTGTATATTTAGGTGGAGTTAATCCGTCTAAATCTAATTGAGAAGGTTCTGGTTTGCCATTCATATTTGGATTCTTATTAATAGAATACTCATAATGTAATTTAGAGAGATCACTCGCCCCCGGCATATTAGAAGGAGTAGCTCCATTAAGACCTGTTAAATTTGATCCTTGTTGTGTTAATTTATCTAAAAGTCCCATAATACTTGTTTTATTATAAATATTGAAATTAAACTCTATTTGTAGCTACTGCTAATGATGTCCCTACTTTTTGTGAGTCCATATAAACGTTAGAATCTTTACTAGCAATTCTTTCTAGTAATGAAATCATTCTATCGTCTCCACCACCTTTATTAATATTAGGAGATACTGCTAAGTTATCACCTTTAGCTGTCATAGCCATTTTACCATATGAATCTGTAATGGTAAATGGACCACGAGATGAATCTGCGATACCATCATCTACCATTTGAGTTGCTCCTGCTACTATAGCTCCTAAAGCTGCTACGCTCGCTAATGCTATAGGTAAACCAAAAGGACCAGCCATAAAAGAACCCGCAAATATTGAGGCGTAAGCTTCTACTAATTTAGTTATAGCTAATGTTGTTTGGATTGCTACTAACCCTACCATAATACCCGCTACTGCTCCTAAAGCGATCTTGGATTCTGCTAAATAGCCTACTAAAGCAGCAAAACCATCAATAATAGGAGTAAAAATAGTTCCTATATCACCAATAACCCCTTTAATTTTTTCCATTGAAGCTTCAAATTTTTCTGAAGCGGATTGGGCGAGCATTGATTGGTATGCTTGTTCACCATATGCCGCTGTAAATCCTTCTGCCCCTAATTTAACTAGTTCTTGCTGGTATACCATATCAGCTAGGTCATCGCGAGATAAGCCTATAGCAGCAGCTGCTGCTTCCTGTTGAATTCTGTTACCTGTAGCAAATGCTTCGGTGATTTCAGCGTTATTTTTAATTTCTTCTGTTAAACCTGCTAAATCATTATTTAAAGCTAATTCTCTTGCTTTTTCTAAATTAATTTGTTTACCAGTTAATAATTCAAAAGTTAATTCTTTTTCAATCGATGATTCAAAATCAAGAATAGAACCTGCTATAGCATCAACTTGTGATAAACTTAAACCTAAAGCTCTTGCTTGAGTAGCTGCCTCAGCTAGTATCTCAGGAGACATACCTAATGACACTACTATGGATTTAGACGCGGTAGATATGTCGTTTAATACAGCTTTAGCACTAATCGCGACGCCGTTTTGCTTATTAAGAGCCGACACAGTATCCACGGTATTTTCTAATATCCCTTCTGTATCTTCACCTTGTGTTCTTGCTAAAAGAGCTAATTGACTTGCTTCTGCTGTTCCTAAACCTAATTGTTTAGTTAAAGCCGTCATTGTAACTAAGGTATCACCCCCAAAGTCGGAAACTATACCAGTTTGGGTTGCTAAATCAGTAAATGCTTTATTTAAAAGTTCTGAAGTTATATATAATTTATCAGAAGTAGCTGCTGTTAGAGCTAAACTATTTTGTAAATCATAGGCTGCACCATAACTAATTCCTAGATTTTTCTGGAGGTTATTAATATTATCACTACCTTTTAATGCGGCTGCAGCTACAGCTGCCAATGCAACCTCAGCAGCAAATGCAGCACCTTCGGCTGTAAATAATTCACCACTAAAAGCAGCAGATAAAACACCAGATTTATCTAAATCATCTAAATAACCTTTAATATTTTCTCCAATTAGCCCTGTTAGACCTTTATTAAGAGCATTTCTTTTATTAATCTCATCAATTATTCCTAATTGTTCTTCTTGAGCATCAATTTCGGCTTGGAGGTCAGCTATAAGTTGACCTTGGATTTTTTTCTCTTCTTTAGAAAGATTTCCTTTTCGCTTTTGAATGTTTTCAATTTTAAGCTCAGTTAACCTTCTGTTTTCTTCAAGTTTTTGGCGCTCTTTAGCTATATCTTTAGATTTAAGCTGGCCTTTTTCTGCTTGAAGTTGGAGTTTAATTAAGTTTTCTTGGTTTTTAACTGTATTTTTAAATTCAGCTATTAAACCTCGCTTCATAGTTTTACCTATGACATCCATTTTACCTTCAGATTCGTCTAATTTATCATTAAACTCTTCTATACCATCAATTAATCTATCGGCAATAGAAGTAACAGTTTCCAGAATACGACCCATTTCTTGTTGGGTTGCTTCTGTTAGTTTTTTTAAATCTTTGGGTTTATCTCCTTCAGCCATAATATAGGTATATGGTATAAATATTATTTATAGCTGGATTTTGTAAAGGCTTCAGGCATTTTTATCATTCCGTCTTTTCCTATAACTTCTTTTTGATTAGGATTAGAGGATTGTTTTTTCATTATCTCAGATTGTTTATCATAATGATCTTTAATTTTAGCATAAGTAAACTTTCGTAGCCAAAGAGGCATATCATATACCACAGGCCATGAATAACCTCCTTGACCATAAAAACAAATCTCGTGGATTTGAGTTAAAAATTGAACTCTATAATCCTTAGCTGATGTTGATGTCAGGCCAAAAAAAGTTAATCCCAATTGGGAGAGAGATTGATTTGTTTGAAGATGAGGGAAAAAAAGTTAGATCTACGTCGGGTTGGATCTTATTAATGAACTCTCTGAATGCCCTAGCATCTCGTGCTAGGAATGCCTGATCGACAAACTCTCGAATTGTTTTACTATCTCGATTACCATTGATAGAAGTAATCATATATTTTAAACGAGTAGTAAGTTCTGGAGAATCATCTTTTTTAAGTTTCTTTAATCCTTCTAATTCTTGGTTGATTTTAGATTCATCACCATGAGTAAGGAATTTAAAGGTAATTTCATTATTAGAAGATGGGAGATCAAATGAAAATTCATTTTTACCTTTAATGTAAAGAGATTCATCTAATGGTTTATTCTCAATTTTAGATAAGTCAACTACTTCTTCTACACCATTATATGTAAATTTATACTCAGCTCCATATCCTAAAATACGGGCAGCAATCATAATAGCATTTTTATCACCAATAACTAAATCATCATAATTGAATTTAGTTACAATTAAGGATTTTAATAATTTATCTAATACGGTGCCGTTTGAAATGTAATTTTGGTTTGTAAGGATGTCTTCTTCCTTAGCTGTCATATATTTAATTTCAATAGTGCCTTCGGATAAAGGATGACCTTCAGGATATAATAAACCTTTTGAAGGAAGTTCGATGGTTTCTGTTGGTAAGTTAAAACTCATATATTTTATTTATAACGTTTGTCGAGTATAAATATGAATATAAAAAAGAGCTTGAACGAATCCAAGCTCTCTTTACAAAAATATTTACTTTTCTTATTAGAAGTTCAAGATACAGTAATCTGGTTGAACTGTCATTGTAAGGTTAATTGCTGTTGAGTCAGTATCCCAACCATATTCACCAAAGCTAGCATCAGTAATTAAAGCACCTTTGATAATCCATTCAGATACTACATCACCAACAGGACCTAATACGTTGAATGTTAAGTCTTTCTTATAGAAATCACTATAGCCATCTCTACCTGTTACTGATTCATGGTGTAAACGAACCCACTCCATTACGGCTTGAGCACCAGAAGGAGTAATTGGATCAAATAATGTGAACTGAATGGTATTCCAAGTTGTTTTACCCTTCACGAAACGTTGAACGTTGATATGATTAAGAGCTACTGTTCCTTGGGTTAAACTTACAGCACCTACACCCTTGATTGTGTAAGCGGGGAATCCATCAATATACATAATGAATCTATTCGCTTGTTTTGGCTCAAACGCTGTAAAGAAAATTTCGTTAGGATCTAATACTGCCATTGTTATTTATTTTATTCTATTATAAATATTCAAATTTTAAACTCTTACGCTGGGAAAGTAGCTCCGGTTGGTAATACGTTAAAGTCTAAGATGATGAATTCTGCTGTTTTAGTTGGTTGGAGATAAATAGCACCTACTAATTGATTTCTATCAATTACATCTGGGGTGTTATTTGAATCATCCATTACTACTTTAAACGCATATAAACCTTGTCTCTGTTGAACAGATTCTAAGTAAGGATTCACTGCTGCTAAGAAATTGTTTCTAGTAGCGGCTGTGTTTTGTTCAAACAATAATGTTTGAGAAACTTGAGAAATGTATCCTTTAAGAGCGATTAATAATCTTCTAACATTTACTCTATCAAGCGCCGAAGCTTGTCTCTGTAATGTTTTCTGACCATATACCACTGTGCCTACTCCTGGGAATGAAGCGATTGGGTTAATATTATTCTCGTATAATGAATCTCTGTTAGATTGAGTTAACTTTCTTTCAGGGCGAATTACGTTGCCTAAACCTCCTCTGTTGATACCCGCTGGAGCAAACCAAGGCTCGCTTACACTGTCGTTATATGCGTAAACTCCCCCGATCATTGTTGAGGCAGGAACCCATACGTTTTGACCTGAATCTGGGTCAATGGTTTGTAACCAAGGCCAGTACATAGCTGCGTAAGAAGTATTTCTAGAAGCTGCTTGTGTATTTGTATCAGCAATAGTTGAACCATAAACAATTGGGTCTAACACATAAATACTATCTCCTCTACCTTGAGTATTGTTGATTGCTGTAGTAGTTTGAGATGCGTGAGCACTATTAAACAAACCAGGAGTTAATAATACGTTAAACGCATAATCATCTTGGTTAGCTAATAAATTTAACATACTATCATAATCAGCGCCGATCAAACCTTGAGTTACACCGCTTACCGCTCCTGAAGATGTACCTGCTTTGTAGTAATAATTACCTCCACCTGTATAAGATGAAATATTTGAGCCTGTACCTCCTGTAAATGAACCATTTGCTGAGCCTGAACCTACAACTGGGATTGAACCTGTGTATTGATCTTTAGCGTTTCCAGCATTATCTAAATAGCTTGGAGTTAATAAATTAACTGAGGCTACTCTAATGTACCTAGATCTATTAGGATATGAACCTGATACTTCTAAGTAGTTTTCACTAGCATTATAATTAAATTTAGTATCACCAATTACTCTAGAAACGAAATTGGGTTGAGTTGGATCTAATGATAAATTATTCCATGATTCTAAAACGATAGGATTATTATTGCTATCATCACCTCTACGTACTACTAATGTGAACACACCAGAGGCGGTGTTGTTAGAAACAACCTGCCATCTAACATTATCAATAGTTCCATTATCTAAAGATCCAGAAGTTACACCACCTGAATTATTCCAAAGAGCACCTTTATCAATTGCTTCTAAAGTAACAGCAGTAGCTGAAGCTGAAGCGGCAAGTACATTGGCTGATGCGTAGTCCCACCCAGCAACTGAACCTGATACTACTCTAGTAACCAATAATGTGTTACCACCGTTATTGAAATAATTGTAAGCTGTAAGGGAATTAAAGTAAGTAAATACTTCACTACCACTTTCAAAAGTGGATCCAAATCTGTTTTGATAATCACTATATGATGTAACAATTGTAGGTACTTCTACAGGACCTTTTACTGTAGGACCTACAAGCGCAGCACCTACTTGAACGGGTTGCTGCGTGATAAATGACTGGTCATTCTCTCTTGCTAATACACCAGGTGATACTAATGTTTCTGCCATTGTGTTGGAATTATTATTTTATTATAAATATTCAAGAGAGAATCGAAAATCAATTTGATTTAGTGAACTCTCCGGTAGTTACATCAATTGTTCCTTCTCCATACTTGTCTTGTAATTCTTTTCCAAAATTACTACTTTCTGTTTGAAGTTTTGTGATGTTGTTTTTTAAATTTTCTTTCTGTAAATTAAGAGATTGGATTTGATATTCTAATTGACCAAATTGAGTAATTAAATTAGCTTCATTATCTTGAATACTTTTTAATTTTTCAACCTCTTCTTTTGTCAAAAACACTTGTTCCATATTAATAAATATTAGATTATTTTTTACTATTTAAAATTTGTTTTACTTTACTATAAACTTGTGTAGGGCTAACTGATTTCATACACGTGTGTTGTTTGTTAGTTCCTTTCCAAATTGGACACCAATCCCAATCCCCGGGGTCAAAACTAAAATTGGGGTTAACCCAACAAGAATTACACACACTTTCATTACGAACTCTAACTACTTTAGTTTGAAATTCATGTTCTGCCGAGGTAAATCCGTTAATCATAACCGTTTTTTTACCCAATCCCCAATTAAACCAAGCCAACCCCGAACTTAAACCAATAAATAAATCCGCATGGAGCATATAATTGGCAACATTTTCAAATGGTTGGTTCCAAGAATTAATAGTTCCTGGAATGTCAAGTTTGTGTTGTGTTAATGTTACAACCTGGTAGCCGGATTGGTTAAGTAGTTTGACTAAGGTTACCCAATTATGGTAAGGCCATTCTTTACATCCTGCCGTAGATTGAGGACCTATAACAACATATTTATCTTTAATAGGGCGTTTACCTTTTTGAAAGTCTAAACCGTAATTTAATTCTTTGTATTCTAAACCCAATATGTCAGTTGCAGTTTGCTGCATTGGGTATAGATTAACTTGATTTGGGTGTTTATTTGTATTATTCCATAACCCCTTATCATTCTTAAACCAACCAATTCTATAAACAACATCACAAGGTGTAGATTCTCCAGGAACCATCCATTCAATATCTTTATATGCTTCTATCTCTTTAAACCACTCATTGTGGAAGGTTGACATAATAACTTTACATTTGTGTTTTTTAGCAAATTCAACAGCATAAGGAGTCCAAGCAATTGTATCACCTAAAGATTTAGATTCTAAAGCAATTAAAACTCTTTTATTAGTTAAATCTAATTTACTTACTATTTCTCCATTTACTTTAATAACCCAAGGAATATAATATTCTTTACTACAAACTGTCCACATATTATTAGTAATTACATCACTAAAAATAATCTCATTTGTAGAACCATTTATAAATTCAATTTTATACTCTTCTTCAGTATTACCTAAAATTTCAACTTTAGGGCCTTGTAAATAAGAAACAATAATTTGGTTAGGTTTAGATGGAGGAGCTACATAATTATCCATAAACTCTTGAAGAGTGTCTCTACCGATTTCAGCTACTTTATCCCAATTAAAATCACGATGAATTAACTTTGCTTCTTCAATAGCACGTTTTTTATGGTCAGTATAATTTTTAAAAGCATCTCTCATTACACGAGCTAAATCTTCAAAGTCAGGTTCAGGGTATTCACCTGGGAGTTCACTTTGGGCATATCTAGCATACGAATTAACATTTGCTGGTTTATGGGTTTCTATTTTTACTGGGAGGCCTTTACCAGAAGCAAATTCCATTTGGGCTGAACCCGCTGAGTAAATAGAAGGAGTGCCACAAGCCATAGCTTCAATTAAAGGTAAATTCCACCCTTCACTGCGAGCACAAGATAAGAATACATGACCATTTTTTAAATATGTAATATAATCTTCACGAGAAGGGAAATGTTTAATTTTAATACGTTCGTCATTAAAACCATAATGTTCTAAACGTTCTTCAGTCGTTTCAAAACCATCCATATCTTTACCCCAAAGATTATCAATAGATACAATGAGATCAACTGGGTCTTCTGGGGTGAATTCTTTAAGGAAGGTTTCAATGATTTCTTTAGTAGATTTTCTATAATCCCATCGACCAAATAAAATAAATTTAAAGCGACCATCTACGTAATCAAGTATAGTTTTAGGATCTTCTGGGTAGAAAGTGTTTACATCTACACCTTCAGGTACTACTTTTACTTTATCAGGATCGGCTCCCTGTTCAACAGTACAATCAGCTTGCCATTTAGAAGGAACCCAAATTTGATCAAATTCTAAAAGTTGGTTAAAAAATCCTTCTGGTTGTCGGGTAGATTCCCAAACATTGTAAGCTATTTTAGGGCCTTTATAATTATGATAAAAATAATGGTGACCAGTTTCCATTAAGATTAAATTTACATTATGTTGGAAGTTTTCCCCATATTGAGTATAAACTTCACTATCCTTAAGATCTCCATTATGGTCAAAACAAGATTGTTGATATAAAATTTGTTTATCAAGATCTGTTAAATATTCTTCATTATTATGAGGTTCATCAACCAAACCCTGCCAGCTACTCCCAACGGTAAAGTTTCTAAATTTTAATGGGAAGTGTTTAGATAAACCTCTAAAAAAGTCACGAGTGTGATTAGCATAACCTGTGGTTCCAATATAAGGACCGTGACCAAAAACTTTAATTTCTTTCATATTATCTCATTATTTCACAACCACCATCTATACCACGAGTTCCATTGAATCCATGCCAAATAGGTTTAAGGGGAACATTATTATTTCTTAAATGTTGAGCAATTAGTGTTTCATTAATAAACATATCGGTATAGAACTGATAGTATTCAGGATCTACAAATATAATACGTAGCATGTGGGTAAACACGTTACAATAAATTTTCATTAAATCATATCCACCTACTGCAAAGGTATCATTTAGTTGATCTGCCATTTTCCAATGTGGAGGGTATTCAAAGTAATGAATAAAATTTAGATCGTATTTGGTAACGTCTTCTAATAAAGGACAATTATTAGCTACTCTATGAGTAAATAATAAATCGTATCGAGTTTTAATTACTAAATCATATTTAATACCTGATTCTTCCATTAAATCCCATGCTCGTTTTAGGGACATCCACATACCCATTTGTGAATTTAAACGTTGGTTATTTTCCCCTTTTAAATCAGCAGCATCAAATTTAATAGCACGTTCAAACAAATGACCTTTAGGTTGATACCATTCAAGTAAATTATCGTAAGTATCATTATCGGTTTTATAAACGTGTTGTAATTTACCTCCATCAAAAAAATTATATTTATGAAACTCAGGAGCATCCCAAGCATGTAAATACACATCACAATCATATCGATCTAAAAACCATTTTTTTAGTTCTTTAAATCCATTTCTATATCGACGTGGTTGACCACTAACTAATATTGCTATTTTCATCGTAATATGTTAGCTGTAAAATGTTCTGTTAAACTTGGAACGTAATTTATTTCTACTCCGTTAGAAATTAAATGATATTTTAATACACTTTCGGGATGAATAGGGTCAGGATTTTCTGAAATTACTGTATCTAACCATGCTTTATACGCATCATTCATATAAATATAGGATATCGCGTATGTGAAATAGTTTGCGTAAATATTCGCGATTTCAGGCGAACTAACGGCAAATAAATCGTCTACTTCTGAATGTCTGGTTGGGTGTCCCTCTTCTGTTAAAGGATATTCAAATACATTTAATTTGTTAGGATCTAATAAAGATAAATCTTTTAAAAATAAGCATTCTGGGGAGATATAGTCTGTAAATTCTAAATCAAATCTAGTTCTAATAATTAAATCGTATTCAATTCCCCAATCTTTAACTAAGTTATAACATTCATGTATTGAATAAGAAGCACTTAATAAACTATTTAATTTATAGTTTAAATGAGCTCCTCTAATATCAGTAGTATCAAATGGGATTGGTTTTTGAAAATTCCAAGTTTTAGGTTTATATAATTCTAAAATTCGATCGTAATCTTCATTAGTAAATTCATATTCCCTTTCTTTAGCAAATTTGTGACCAGCCTCCATAGGAGAGTTATCCTTCCAAGTATGAATGTATATATCACAATCATACTTGTCCAAAAACCACTTTTTTAATTCTTGGTACCCCTGTTCGTAATTTCGAGGTTGTCCACTAATACAAACAGCTATCTTCATTATCTATAATGACCTCCACCTAACCACAATACAAATGATTTGCGAGTACCTCTAGTAACCGGAGTAACTCGGTGCATCATAAATGATGGGAAAATAACTACATTACCTTTACCTTTTGGAGCAGTATATGGGTACTGACCTCCTGTCCAAATTTGTAAATCACCACCCTCATATTCTTCAGGTCCTGATAATTGAACTGTAACTGAGATTTTACGAAATTTCATAAATCCTGAACTGCCAATATCCATATGCCAATCATAATGACCTTTATTACTAGCGTAATATTCAGTATACTGGATGTTTTCCGGCATATGGCTTAAATCGAATTGGAATAATTCCTCGTTAGCGGTTTGGGCCATTTGTCCGATTTTATCATAAATCCATTTAGTTTCATCATTAAATTGAACCCATTTAATGCTTGAGCTTCTTGAGTCTAAACCAATACCTTCGTCTTGAGCTCCATTTTCGGTAACACCAGGTTGGAATGGAATATTACCAACTTGATTTTCTAAATAAGATAATTCCTCAGTAGTAAATCCTTCTTCAAACCAGTAATAATCAGTTTGGTTAACTGGTTTTTCAAATGGAAGGGGGAATGTATAACGTGTATCCATTTTTTATTTTTTTGTAAATGTAACTAATATATAACGTGTTCCTTCTTCAACAGGTCTACCCCCGTGTAAGTGAGTAATAACTCCGGGATGAGCCATTACATTACCAATTTTACGTGGTTGAACCGTTGTTTTATACTTGGGTAAATAGGTACCTCCACCTTTAAAGTCATTATTTAATCTTAGGTTTAATGTAATAATAGAATCGTCGTGATGCAAGTCTAAACTACCCTGATTTAAAGTGTCATATTTAGCGATAAAGTTTTCACTTTGAAGTTTAGGCCAAGTATCACCTTGTAAGTCCCAGAACCAAATCCAAACTGGGTATACAAATTCTTCTAATACTCTTTGGTATATAGATTGTAAACCTAAACTTTCCATCGTTTGGTCTGTTGTAGGATAGAATGTATGTCTATCAGTAACCCATTCATTTTGTTCAGCTAACTCAATAACTTCATTACAAAATTTTTCTGTAAATAATGGGAATTCAATTACATTAGAAGCAATTTCATCTACCATTAACTTATATTGACCCTTGCGAATATGAGGATTGATATATTTATCACACCACTCTTTCCAATTTTCTACTTGAAGGATTTCAGGTTGATTTTCATCAGGTCTAACATAAAAAGTTGAGCCTGGGCTGTTTTCTTGTTCGTAGTAGTTAACTATGGGGGCTGCTGCTTTTAAACGTGTTTTGCCATTATATTCTCCTAGAATTTCTTGACGATGTGTCATACCATATGTAATAGGTAAAAATTCATCAATAGCAAACATAGCTCCTTTAAATTGTTCTAAATATTCTTCTACTAAAATTTGTAAGCCTTTTTTAGATAAAATATAAGCGTGAGCATTGTATGAATAGTCAGGTTCAACCCAACCTACAACACCTCCAATAGGTTTCTCTAAATCAGCTTTAAGAGCACTACGACCTAAATAAATTAAATCATAATCCATATCAAGTAATTGTTGAACTTGATCCCAAGGAACTTGATTTACTTCTTTAAAATCATCCTCAAAAATAATAGTTACATTATGATCTTTAGCATATGCTTCAACCCACGCATCTATATGAGAAAGTGAACATCCTAGTTCACCATCCATAACATCACGAGACCACCATTCGTTAGGAGTATTAAACTTCCATCTAGGATGTTTTTTTACACCAAATTTTTCTAAAATTTCAGGAAAATCTGGGTTACGAGCATTGAAGCCTGGTTTGATCCAATGTGGGGTTGGAGATGGGAGATTAACATTTAGACATTTTTCTTGTAACTCTTTTGTTTCGTTTGTAGTTAAAACATAGAAATAATCTATTTTCATATTCATTTTTGTTATTAATGGTAACCAATTATCTCTTACAACAATTTTCCAGTCTTTATAATGTAAATAGGATTTGACTAAATTCCAATTTATACTTTCATAAATATTGCGGGTGTTAAATCCTTGTAATGTTTCTTTTAAACCTCCCCATTCCCAAGTAATGGGTTGGACTTTATGTCCAAGCATTTCAAGAGCTGTAATACAGAATGTTTCTTCATAATCACTAGGATAATACCAATACGAACTACTAGCCATTAATTGGTATAGTTCACGTTGGGGCAATGTACCAACAAATTCTACACCTTCCAAGTTATTTACCCACTCTTTAAAATAAAGATTAAAATATTCTAAACCATATTCAGGAGTAGCTACCTTTAAAGTAGCATCGGGAGTTCGTTCTAAAATTAAGGGCCATTCTTCTAATAAACGTTCTAAACCTCGTTCAGCATGAGATGTATAAATGTATTGGTTGTCGATTTTTAAATGATGTAATGGATCTCCTGGGAGTATTTTTCCATTATGCTGTTTAGGTTTAGGCCAGACATCTACAAATCCTGCTTTATAAATACCATTTCCAATTATTTGAATTTTATTGTATGACTCTGGGAAATGTTCTACAAATTTATCTCTATGCCAATAAGTTAAACATATAATGTGAGATAATTTAGGATGATTTAATAACTCTCTATGATTTTCTATTTCTTTTCCCCTCCAATACGTAAAGTAATCAGTATTGTGAACCCAAAATATTGAGTTTTTATAATTAAAATCTTCAAATTCTTTTAGGTAATGTATATAGGAAGTAGCAATAATTGTATCTACAGAATCTACTTCATTTTTAAATGTGCTAGTAGTTCGGTATTTAACATTATCAAAATCACCTTCTATTACATCCCCTACTACCCATACTTGATTTCCTGGGTAGGCTGCTAGATGATATGCGAGGTACAGAACGCATTGTTCTGTACCCCCTAAACCTATTTTATGTTGTGTATCAGGATTCCATCTTGTGGATTGATATCCTGTATATAAAACTATTTTCATTAAAAAACCTTTTTATTTTTTATTATCTGGAAGCATATGTTAAATATCCAACGTCAAATCCTAATTCAGCTTCATTTGCCCACGGCAAGTTAACTGTTGTAGATATACCACCACTAACAATACCAGTCGGACCCTGTGGACCAGTTGGACCTTGTGGACCGATAGGACCTCTAGGACCAATATTACCAATGCCAACAGGACCAATAGGACCTCTAGGACCTTGAAATCCATTCCCTAAGACATATAAACTC